ATCGCGTCGGCGCGCGCATTTAGGCCGTCGACAACAATCTGAGGTTGCTTGTTCTGGATGGCCGCACCCCACTGTGACAGATCTGAAAGCTGCTGTTTCTGCGCCTCGGCGCTCTTCGTGTCCCAGGCTTCCTTGAGTTGCTTGCTCATGCCTGGGATCTGCAGCATGGCGTTCGCGTAGTCTTCGCCGCTGGCCGAAGGGTTCGCGATTAGCGACTGGATCACCTGCTGTTGTCGCTGCTGCTGCGCCAGCGCAGCCTGCTGCTGTTGTTGCTGTTGCTGAGCCTGGTTGATGCCGAGGCCCAGCTGGTAACCCTGCAAGACACTCTCGAAGGGGTTGGCGATATTTGGTGGCGCATACTCGATCGGACCCATTTTTACCTCAGAATTTGAACGACGATAGATTGGAGGTGAACGCGGACATGTCGATCGGGGCGAAGCCAACCTCCCCTACGCTCGATGCTAGTCCGCTCGACTGGCGCGCGGAGGCGGCAGCGCGGGCCGCGGCCGCGTCGTAGGTCGAGCTCGGGCCAAAACCGCCCAGGCCAGCGAACGTGCCGATACTGCTCCCCAGCGCGTTGTACACCCCGCTCTGTGCCCGTCCTGCTGCAAGAGCATTACCCGCCTGTGCAGCGCCCTGCTGCTGAAGGAGGTTGGATACACTCTGGCCGGTCTGCATGCCTGCGTTGCCGACGCCGGCCGCGGCGTTTTGTCCGAGGGAGGTCAGGCCGCCCAAGTTCGCGTACTGTTGCTCGATCAGCTGGTTGAGCAGCTGCGGCCGGAACTGGCCCAGCGCCGACTGCACATTCCCGCCGCGCAGGCCACCAGTGGCGGATGCGTTTGCTAGGATGGCGTCTTCACCCTGCCGCGCGAGGGCGCTGAACATCGGGGACGACTGAATGCCGTTGATTGCCGCCTGCTGCGCATCGGCGCCGTTCAGGCCCAGGAGGTTCTGCTGCGCGCCGAGCGAGCCGGTGCCGGCCGTGACGAACGGCGACAGCAGCCTCTGCACCGTCTCGAACTGTTTGTTTTGCGCGTCGATGCCGAGCTGCGTGGCTCGCTCTTGCGCATTGGACGCGGTGTTGGCCGCCGACCTGGTCGCGCTCGAAGACAAGAGCGCGCCACCGATTCCTGCACCTACAACTGCTGCTGCCACCATGACGTTACCCTCCAATCCATTTGCTGTGATAGACCTCGACCGGCTCGGCGCCAATCGCTTCGAAGAGGCGCGCCGCATATGGCATGTGGACCTTGTAGCCCATGAACCAGCGCTGGACGCCGCGGCGGCGCAGCTCTGCCTCGACAGCCTGGAACAGGCGCATGCCGGCGCCGCCGCCGCGCTTGTCCGGATGCACGTAGAAGATGTCCATCGTGCAGGTCAGGCAGGTGCTGTAATGCAGACCGGGCGCGATGAAGCCGATGAAGTAGCCGATCATTTCGCCGGCTTCACGCAGCGTGACGAACAGCAGCTCGCCGGCGCGCTCGCGGGCGAGGTAGACCGGGTATTGCGGCGACAGCGGCACCTTGTCCTGGTTCAGGGCCAGCTCTTCGTAGTGCAGCGGCAGCAGCACCTTGAGCTCCTCGAGCTGCTGCTCGAACGATTCGATATGGCAAGTGATCATTTGGAAGTCCTGATGTCGACAATCATGTGGATGCGGTCCCCGGCGCTGTTGTTGATCACCTCATGCTCCTGTGCGTTGTCGAACCACCAGACCTCGCCAGGCGCCATGTAGGTAGTCTCCTCGCCGGCGCGGAAGTAGACCCCCGGCTGGCTTTGCAGGACGACATGGAAACGGCTGTAGTAGTCGGTATGGGACTTGGTGTCGACGTGCGGGAAGATCACGCCGCCAGGGGCGATCTTGTTGATCATGACCCGACCCAGGCGCTCCCCGCCGACCCGCGACATCAACGACATCACGATCGGGCGGGCTTCAGTCAGCAGCTTGTACGCCGGATAGTCGACGTTTTCGTGCTGGTCGTAGGTGCTCAGGTGGTTTTGCAGCTCTGCCTCGGTCTCGTGCACTGACTTGACGGGGAAGCGCAGCATGATCGACTCGATCTGCTTGAACGGGCCTTGCGGGTAATCGCGGAGGTAGGTGTCCTCTTTCCAGAGGTCGGGGCGGCGGCGGATCGCCAACAGAAGGGGGGTGACGTCGACGCCTTGCGCGAGCAGGAGGAAATTACGCATCACATTCTCCCAAGGTTAGAAGGGGGTTTGTGAGCCGCTGGGCGCTCGAAACTCAGCTATAGCAAGTAGGTGCCACTAGGTCCAATTATAGCTGTTTCCTATCGTAAACTTACTTTTGATAGCTAGACTTAATCGTAATATTGAACTAGAAAATCATTCCATCCGTATCTATCAATTGTCGAGTTCGGAGAGGGTGGGATCTGGCCGGCCTGTCTGCGCGCACCAGGTGCGGAGCGTCATGAAGCCGTTTTCCTTGGTCTGAGCAAAGCCAGCAGCACACGCCACCGACAGATTGTGCCAATACCGTCCCCACAGGCCCGGCTCCTCGGTTAGTTGCATTCTGATGCCTTCAACCTCTTCCGAAGACCATCCGTACCAAAGGGCCAGACGGTCCAGCCTCCTTGTCCGCGCGCGCTTGCGCGAGATAGTCTCAGTGGTCTTGGGTGGTGCGATCATCCATCGTTTCCTTCTACCTTGCGCGCGTGCGCGTACTGGTCCGAGGTCCTTCTCCCATTCATCTCCATCGCGCACGCGCCCGATTTAGACCCTTCCTGGGCCTTTTCCCGCCTCACGCGCGCGAAATGGTCTCAACCACCTGGCAAATAGCCCCGGCTGAGTAGCCACAACACCGTTTTTCCCGTGCTGCAGGGTCACCGCAATCAGGGTCATGGCGATCTTCGATTCGACCGACATCAGGTGCCATATCCCCTCCAGGTCTTGGAGTAGAACCGTGGCCAGGGCCTCTGGGTCGAATCGAGGCAAAGGGTTGGTCCTGGCGGTTTCAACGATGCTGGACATCAGGATCTGGATCTCTTCTCGGGCGATGGTCATGTTGCTCCTTCATGTTGTTGTTGTCGTCCCCTCGGCCGGGAACGGTATGCGCTCAGGCGCGAAATGGTCTGGGGTAGCACTGCGTCTTCCTCGCGCGCGCACGCGATGCGTAGGGAAATACCTTCGGCAATCTCAGGTTTTTTCAGGAGGCACGGACCTCGTTCCCTCGCGTACGCGCGCGATGTCGGCGGAAAATACCCTCTTGAATGTCAGGTTTTGTCAGGAGGCGCACCCTGCAGCTGCAGCCACTGCTCCACCCGTACGAAGTTGTTTTCCGGGGTCTGCGCATATCCGGCGCGGTGCGCGGCCGCGAGCTGGGTCCAGTATCGAACCATCTCGCCGGGGTTCGCCCTGGTCTGCGCCTTCGCGTCCTCGACGTCCTCGGTATTCCAGCCGTATAGGTTCGCGAGGTAGGCAAAGTCGCGCAGGAAGCGCTTAGACACCTTCATCGGCCCAGTCCTTCCCGACCTGCCTTGGTATCTGGATCTCGACAGCCAGCCCTTCCTGTACTAACCGGCGTGCTAACCGGTACGCTGCGGCCTGGCCGGTATAGCTCGCATCGTTGTCGCCGGCGATCAGCACGCGCTCGACACCAGCCGGCGGAACCCACGATTCCAGCAATGTCGCGTTGGTCGCCGCCCAAACCGGCACACAGAAGCGAATAGAGGCCGCTAGGGCCGTTTCGATGCCCTCGCTAATGCCGAGCGTCGCCCCAGCCTCCCCAAGCCTCACAGCGCCCGTATTTAGCGGTTTGCCGGCCATGATCTTTTTGGGCTGAGGCACCGGCGCTTTCCCTCCATCGTCCGTCAGGTAGGTCCGGTGGATTGATGCGCCGGCGCCGTCCGGGTACTGAATCTTTGCGACCATCGCCGGGAAGCGGCCCAGGTCGCGGCCATCCTCGTCGGTGTACCTGAGCCCAGGGTGCAAGCGCAGCCCGGCCGGAACCTCCTCGAGGTCGAGCCGGCGGTTCAGGTAGCGCCACACTGGGTCACCTCGTGTTACCTCCCTGCTGCCCTCCCACACCTGCAGGAGCGCGCGCACCTTGCTGGCGTCCGTGCGCTGCGGCGCGATCGGCCCGGCCGGCACCGTGCCCACGATCCGGTCGATCTGCTTGGCTGCCTCACTGAACGACCAGCCCAGCACGCCCTGAAGCAACTTGAACCCGTCGCCCGAGCCGCAGTGCGAGCAGATCCAGGTGCCGCGCCCATCCTTATCGTCGAACCGGTACCGATCCTTTCCCGCGCAGATGGGGCAAGGACCATGCTTCTTGCCCAGGTAGGCGGCATCGATGCCGAGCTGCTGCAGGATGCCGGGCCAGCGGCCGACTGCCTCGTCTGCCGTTTTGGACTTAAGCGCCTGCATGACGCACCTCCCTGCCCTTCGCGGCGCGGATCTGCAAGTGCTTGAGGAACCCGGTCACCTCATTGCTCACCGGCGCCGGAATGTCCTGCATACCGCGCGGCCACACCCCGAAGTATTCGCGGTACTTGTGCGACACCCATCCCGGCTTGTGGCCCTTCTCCTGCGCGATGCCGACCAGCTGGGAGTAGAACTCCTGCTTGTCCATCTTCTGCACCTTGGGTTTCTTCTTGAGCGGCACCAGGTCGCCGGCGCGGACGCCGACGTTTGCCTTGCGCTCCGGCGCGAAGCCACACACCGGGCACTTGTGCACCGTCTTGACGTAGCTGCAGGATGGGCAGGCCTTCGGCAGCGGCTTTTCCCGTTCCTCCTGGCCGCCCTTCGCATCCCGCGGCGTGCCGCCGTCGAGCTCGAGCGGGAACTCGTCGGTCGGGAACCCAAGACGGACGACTGAGCCGGAATGGTCCAGGATCAGTGCTCGGTCTTTGCTGGCGTGCGGGCGCAGCACCCGGCCGGCCATCTGGATGTAGCGAATCAGGGAGCGCGTCGGGCGCGCGAGGATCAGCGTGCGGCAGGCCGGGAAGTCCCAGCCCTCGGCGAGAATGCCCACGTTCGAGATCACCATCGTCTCGCCGGTCTCGACGCGCGCCAGGATCGCGCGGCGCTCCTCCTCGTCGGTGTAGCAGTCGATGTGCTCGGCGCTGACGCCGGCATCGTGGAAGCGCTGGACGATGTGCTTGCTGTGGGCGATGTTCGCGGCAAAGCACACAGTCGGCGTGCCGGCCGCCAGGCGCAGCCAATGGGTCACGATGTCGCCCACCAGCTCCGGCTTGTCAGCGGCGCGGCCGACGTCGGCGTCGGTGTAGTCGAGGTCCCCGAACGCGTTGCGGGCCTGCTTGATCCCGGTCATGTCCGGCTCGCTCGGCGCGTACACGTCCACGTCGACCAGATAGCCGCCGTCGATCAGCTCGGGGATTGTGGCCGCCACCGTCATGTGCTCGAACAGCGGGCCGCCCAGCTCGTCGTAGTGCTTGCCCAGGCCTCGGGCGTACGGGGTGGCCGACAAGCCAATCACCGGTGTGCCTTTGGCCGCAGCGATGACGGCGCGGTATTCCCTGGAGCCGGCGACGGTGTGCGCCTCGTCGATGATGATCAGGTCGACTTCCGGCATGCCGCGCCGGGCGATTGTCTGGATGCTCCCCACCAGCACGTTCTCGTAGACCCTGGCGGTGTTCTCGCCCTGGATAACCCCATGCATAATCCCGGCCTTCGTGAACCGGCGCGAGGTCTGTTCGACCAAGTGCACGCGGTTGCAAAGGAAGATCACGCGCTTGTGCTTCGCTCGGGCGCCACGAACCAGGGCCATGCCAATCTCGGTCTTGCCACTCCCGGTGGGGGAGCAGAGCATTTCCCGAACGATCCCCTCGGCCAGGGCGCGGCGGAGGTTTTGGACCGCGTCGGACTGGTACGGCCGCAGGGTCAGGGCGCCGGAACCGGCATCGCCTTGGCCGGGCGGTTTTGGGGGTTTAAAGCTATGGCTATGGCTCTGGCTATGGATTGGTTGACCAGTCGTATCACCAGACGAGCACGAAGCGTGCTCCAGCCGTGCGACGTTTCGTGCGTCAGGAATGGCGGCATCAAGCATCATGGCCGACCTCCTGAAACCAAGCGCAGCCGCTTTTTCTGTTCCCGGTCGATCGCGATCTGCCTGTTCTTCTCGGCGATGACGCGGGATTTGACGATCTCGCCCAGGGCGCGCACGTTGATCAGGCCTCCGACCTCTGTCCACTCAGTGACGACCGCCCGGAGCGGCCGGCGATCCTCCTCCGACCGGAGGCCCAGCAGCTCGTAAAGCGGTTCCATTTCGGACGGCAAAGGGCGCCAGAACTGGATGGCGATCGAGTCGACGGCGCGGCGCTCAGTTTCGGCTTCGGCCCGGAGCAGGCGGTAGAGGGCCTTCCGGTTACCGGGCAGCGGCCGGCCGGCGCCGTAGAAGTGGTCCAGCATCAGCCGGTAGGCGCCGTGTTCGATTACCGTCAGGTGACCGGTGGCGCGGGCATAGTCGCCGAGGAAGTGCTTGTAGAAGTTCATGCCGCCTCCAGCTCGAGCTGGCCCTGGTCAGGCGGATTGATCTTGCGGGGGCCGAGCAGCACATAACGGGCCACACCCTTGTGCAGCAGCCCATCGGGGCCGATGACGTCCTCGGTGAACGTGCAGATGTTCCACACGTCCTTGAGCTCCATGACGCGCGTGGCGAGGCGCATGTACCCGGCGGCCGTGCCTTCGTAGGTGTTGAGGCCGCGCGGGCCGCGGAACTCCAGCGCGCGCCGGAGCGTTTCCAGCTGCGAGGCTCCCGAAGTGCTACGAAGCGAAACCCCATTTTGGGAAAGCTCTTCACACACGGCTGTGATACTCTGCGGGCTGCAGTTGAAGACTGTGGTTTGTTTCGTCGGTCCAGGCCCCCCAGCCCTATCGACACGAGCGCCTCCAGCCCCGGAGGCGTTTTTGTTTTTGCGATCAGGCATGCGCACCTCCGCTCAGGAGGGCCGCGATGTCGTCTGCCGGCCAGGCAAGACGGCCGTTGATGCGCACGGGTTGGACCGGGCCTTTGCCAGTCCAAGCCCAGCGCTGGACGGTTCTGATTTGGCGGTTCAGTGCCTGCGCTGCCTGAGCGGAAGTCAGGGTGCGCGGCATTTCAGGAAGGTTCGTATCACGCATTTCAGCCCCTTATGGGTGATTGAAGGTGATACGAACTTTATGCAGGACCGAGAGGGATAACGATAGTCCCTCGGGCCAGTCGACGGCTCCCTATGCCCCGCCGATCCTCTCCCTACGGTTTGGTGCCAAGGCCTGTCGCAATTCGCCACTCCCGGATGCGCGCCGCCAGGCTGTCGGCATTGAGTTCGCGGTCCTTGCCATCCTCGCTTCCGAGCGGTTCCCACTTCACCCCGCCTGCAACAGCCGCCACGAGGCAACCTCTCTGCGCAGGATCATCCGATTCGGCCAGGGCCTGCAGCCGCGCCATCACCGGCCGCGGCGTCACTTTGCCGCCCGCTTCGTGGATCTCATAGCAAACGCGCCAGACGATGGGCGTCAGGTTGTCGCCGGCTTTTGGCTGAAGTCTGGCCGCCCTGGGAAGACTCGCTCGAGCGGCTGGCCTCTGCCCTTCTGGCTCGTCGTACGGGTAGGAGAGCACGTAGGGGCTGCCTTCCCTCCCGAGCCAGTCGTTCAGGTCGCGCGCTTCGATGATCCGGGTTCCCAGGGACCCGTGAGGCAGCTCCTCCTGTTCAATCGGGATGCCGTTCTCCCTCAGGATCATCTTCCCGCGCTGGATTGCTTTCTCCAGCTGCTTGCAAAACGAGCTTGCATTGATCACCCCTGGATAGGCCTCGGACAGGACCTGGGCGGCTTCCTTGACCCTGTACTGGCCCAGCTTCCACCGATCCAGCCTTTCCTCGACGTCTTCCAGAAAGCCGTCGAAGTCGAGCGTGATCTGCAAGTCGTTACAGAACCGGAATCTGACGAACCTGGTGCCCGGATCGATTTCCGGGGCTTGGTGCCAGCGTTCCAGTTCTCTTGAGGGGATCGTTTTTTCTGCAGCCATACCTGTTCTTCCTTTCCTCTCTTCTTGGCGTCGAACCCTCGCGAAAGCGAGCGGTCCCGGTGGTCCTTGATTCACCTTGATAACTTCCTACAAGCATTGAAGTACCTTGACCTACCTTGATAAACCTTGATGTCTACACCCTTGCCCTGCGGAACATCTCCATGGCGGCGCCCGTCTTCTCTTTGAGCACTGCATACCAGGCGCCGGTATTGGCTGTCTGCGCGCGAAACCGCATGCGGAAGACCCCGTAGAGCTCGGCCGACTTCTGATGGCGATAGACCGGGATCACGTAGTGATGCTGCTCGAGCAGCGCCGTGCCGCCCTGCAGATTCGCCTCGACGACCTCATAGGCGATGGCGTGAATGGATCGCTCTTCTGGCTCAGGGCCATTTACCGGGAACAAAATCTCAGCATCCGGCGATTCCGACTCGAACAGGTACGCAGCCTCCTGGAGCAGTCCCATTTCCTTGAGGGTGGCGATCCTTTGGAAGAAGGCATCGGCTCTGTTATCGCCCTTGCCCAAATGTGCCTTCGTCACATCCGTCGCCCATGAAACCCACGTATTGGCATCGGTGAACCCGAGGTACACCATGCTGCCGACGTCCCGGCAGACTTTCTTTTCGTACTTGCGGTAGTAGACCTCACGGGAGATGCCGCCATCCGCCGCCAGGTTTTGGGAGTGGTACAGCTCCACGAAAAGCCGCAGGGTCATAACGTCCTGAGTCTGGCGCAACCGATGGACAATAGGCTCCTCCCCAGCCAAAGGCATGACGACGTTCTTGGGGAGCCAGATCCGGTCCTCGGAGATTTTCAGCTTGTAACGTGGCCGGGCTTTGGTGGAGGTTTCGGCAGGCGTGACCAGCCCCGCCTTTACCAGCTGCTCAATGGCGGGCTTGGCGCGCTCCCAGCGGATGCCGCCATACTCCTGGACCGCATTGGCCGACCAGGCTGTGGTTTGATTGTCGCGGCCAGTGCCGCATGCCAGAACTAGAAAAGCGACGGCCGGATTGAGGCCGATTTCGCAGGCCTGACGCCATTCGGCCAGCCCAATAGCGAAGAACCCTGTCTTCATAGCGTTCCCTTAAACGCAGCCCTTAAAAAATAGGAGGCAGTGCCAGGGTGGTAAGGGAGCCACCTCTTCGCCCGCTAAAGCTAGGCACTGCCGAAAACCTTCATGGCCTGAATTTCAAGCCTGAATCGTCGTCATCGACGGCGATGTGTCTATTCTGCCTTGTGGGAAACAGCTTGTCCTCAAGGAATAAAATGCGCGCCGCCATACGCTTAATTTTCGTGATCGCCTCCTGGAGCTGGCCCTTGAGGCTGGCGATCGTCTCCATGAATGACCGCTTTTCGGCGGCAAACTCCTGCTCCCTCGCCTTCTCCCGAGCTCGTAACTGCTCGTTCTCCTTGCGCAGTTGGGCGGCCTCGAGCTCGTGCCGCTTAGCCTCCTCGACCCTCAGGCGCAGATCCTCGATCGCGGCCGCCTGCCGGCGCCGGGAGTGCTGACTGACCACTGCTACATTCCGGGCCTGCTCGACCAGGGCGACATGCTCGGCCTGCGCCTCGGCGTGGTCCTCTTCCATCTGTTTGGCCCGGCCGGTAATCCGATCGGCAATGCTCGGCGCCGGCGGCGCAGGCGCTGCCAGCGTGGGGTTCTTCTGCAGTGCCGCTGCATACTGCTTAGCCGTCGTGTGGATCGCCTTCGAGCCCTCGACGCCGCGCCGCAGCCCAACAGGCTTACCCACCCGCTCCGCAAAATCGGATTGCATCTCACTCAAGACCTTCCGGCCACCGAGGAAGTCCTTGGCCGCCAGCCGGCCGTCCTTCGTCAGAGGGACGACATAAGCCACCAGGTGCGGCGATGTCTCGTCCAGTTGCAGGTTCAGGCAGACGACGTTTTCCCTTCCATGCCGTTCGCGCAGCCAGGCTATGGCGGCGTTGAAGTATTGCCGCTGCGTCTTCCATCGCGTCGCTTTGCACCATTCCGGGCTGGCCGTGATCAGGTACTCGATACACAGCACGGCGTTCTTCCGGGGCTTTTCCGGCAACCGGGCCTTGATGGCGTCGCGCACCGCGGCCGATGAATTGGCCCCGCCAGTCCAGTTCAGGTGGGTTCGGCTCGGGTCCGCGTTCGGCGTTGGGATCTCCCTGAAGGTGTGCATTGCCGACCCGGTGATCGAACCGAACGACGTCAGTTTTTCGGCGCGCAGGATGCAGTAGGCTGGCTGATTCATGTCCGCCTCCCTGCGATCCCTGGCGCCGGTGCCGGCCGGCGTAGGGGCCACCGGGCGGGCCCGGTGTACTCACTACACTTTGCTTGCGCAAAGTCGTTCGCCCCTTCGGGGGGCAAGGCCACACCACCCACTCCGCGCACCCTGAGGGTACTTGGCCGCGTCTCGCCGCGGTGGCGCCCTTTCTCCTGTGCTTGCATGTCTTCTCCTGGTCGGTTTTCCCTATTACCAGCATGCATGATGCGGAGTGGCGTGGTTGCTCCAAACGGACTCTCCTGTTCATTTTTCGTGTTCCGTCACGAAATAAATTCCCGCCGGCGTGGCTTACCACGTCCAGCATCTCGCCGGCGCCGGCGGCAACATGGCCGACCGGGCACCGCAAAATGGTCAGATCGAGTGCGCCAAGACGATCAGGAACACCATCATCGAAAAGCATGCCCATGGCCGGCGTCCGAACCAGTCGTCAGGATCAAGAAGCCAGTGCATCATTTGGCAGCCTCCTCGCTACAAGCACGTTCCCGCGCGTGATTGTTTACCCATTCAAGCTCCTGGTGCGCGCCTTCCGCCAGCACACCGGTCACCGCCATCGCAAGGCGCAGCAGCCTTTCCTTGTCGACGCTGCCGAGGACTGGCACCGCTTCGTCATCGTCCATGGCTCGGGCCTGCAGTGCCAGATCGGTCGAATGGACCAGTTGCAGGCAGGTCTGCAGGCCTGCGCACATGTCTGCGACGCTTTCGATGAATCGTGTTCCGCGGGTGACCGTATCCGTATGCACCCAAGAAAACGCCTTGTGGAAGTGTTCGGGTTTCGCCTCTGGCGCACTGCCGGCCCCGCAGTTGTTCATGCTGTTCATGCGCGGCGTTCCTTACGTGCGTTGTCTTGCGCAATCCGGAGGCTGTGTTCCATTACCTCCTCGCGGAAATCGATCAAGAACTCTAGCTGCAGGGCGATCTCGGTTACCAGGGTGCCGATACGGCCGCAGTCGCCCACCTTCGCTGGGAAGTCTTCATTGGCGGATGCCGCCCACAGAACACGCCCCAGCGATTGAAGCCCATCTAGCAACGTAAGGGTGCTATTCGATGCGTGCTTGTCAGCTGCATCGATAATTTCCAGCTGTTCGGCATCTAGGTGCGCGCCATGCAAATGCCGGGGCAACCGACGCAGCAAATTTCCGAGCTCATAAGGCGCCCGTTCAATGCACTTAAAAGTGGAATTTTTTGTTTCAGGCGATGACACATCGCCAATGTTTGTGTTAACCTTTGCTTCGTTCATGTGCGACTCCTCAAAAAGATGCACTTGTCTACACCGCAGACCGAAGCTCCACCTTCGCTCTGCAGCAATCCCCGGTTCCGCCGGGCGCGGTTGCAAAAGAAATTCCAAAGGGTCAGCCTGCCAGCTGGCCCTTTTTCATTTCAGACTCGATTTATGCGATAGCTTCCCCTCCGCCCGGCTTACCAGGGCGGCTTCTTAGGTAGGTTGATCAGTTTGCAGCTGCTGGTTTGCGATCGGCCGCTTCTTCGGCCTGGCGGTTCATCCGCTCGCGCAGTATTGCGACGACCTGGCTGTTCATGGACCGATCGCTGCGCTTGGCGTCTGACGCGAGCCAGGCTCTGACATCGTCTGGAAGACGCAGCTGAAACTTGATTCCTTGCATGGTGGTGCTCCGATTGATTTAAGCTGCCTCAACTATATGGCTCACAGCCATCATGCGCAAGTCTTTTTGATGGCTCAGTGCCATCATTCCATAAATGGCTCATTGCCATTATCCTGACCTGATGGAAACTCCCAAACCAGAGCGCGCGCCTCAGCTCGCCGACAAGTACGTCCTGCGGATGCCCGATGGGATGCGCGACAAAATCGCCGAGCTGGCCAAGGCCAACAACCGAAGCATGAACGCGGAGATTGTGCTGATCCTGCAACAAGCACTCGATTCCCCCAGGAGCAGCACTGGCGCCGGCGCAAGCATCGACGTCGAGGCTTTGGCTGATGCGCTTGCAGCTCGCCTTACCTTGAAGCTAAAAGAAAAATCCTGAGAGATCACATGTTTTGGAAAAAGCCTACTTTTACTTTTACTAATGCTGGCGGGGAACCGTTTGACTTGATCCGCTGTAGAGAAAACTGCTTTATTAAAAAAGACCAGGTGACCGTTGGCTACGTTCAGGGCCTGTCAGCTTCCTCCTCTTCATTGACCATTGATCACTTTGCAGTTGACTCAGGCCTCATCGGAAAAGGCCAGGGGGAAGAGGTACTTAGGGAGTTCGCCAAATTGATAGAGAAACAAGCTCCTCATATCCAGACTATGGATTTCAATCTTGGTCGAGCAACGTCAAACAGCAACATCCAGAAGTTAGCAGATGCTAGAGAGGCACTATTGAACAAGGTGAATGCCATCAACGTTCAGCAGCTGCTGATCAAACCAGGTAGCATCGTAGTGATAGGCACCTGGAACAAAGCAAATTGGTAAGCCTTCCATTCAAGCATAAAGATACCAACTAGTACCATATAGTATCCATCACAAAAAAGTACCAATTAGTACCATTAAGTATCCGTTTTCTGATAGCATTTTGGATACCATAAGATACTAAGGGGTACGCATGCCTACCATCGTCTTCGTCTCGCCTAAAGGCGGCGCCGGCAAAACCACATCGGCGCTCGTGCTTGCCGAGCAGCTGGCTCGCAGTACCGACGTCACTGTCATCGATGCCGATCCAAACCGGCCGATCGAGAACTGGGCTAAGGGCGGCGCCAAGCCGGAGCGCATGACCGTCGTGGCGGATGCTGATGAGGAAAACGTAATCGAGCGTATTGAGGAGGCGGCCGCGCGCACGCCCTTCGTCATCGTCGACCTGGAGGGCACCGCGGCCAAGATCGTCGTCATGGCCGTCAGTCAGGCCGACTTCGTAATCGTTCCGACCCAGGGCAGCCAGCTCGACGCCGAGCAAGCCGGCCGCGCCTTCCGCGTGATCCAGCAGCAGGAGAAGATGGTTCAGCGCCGGGTGCCGGGGTACCGTCTGCCCTACTCCGTCCTGCTGACGCGCACCAACAGCGCGATCCGCACGCGTACCCTGGCGCACATCGAGAAAGGGCTCGTCGCCGCCGGCATCCCGGTGTTCGAAACAGAGCTCAACGAGCGCGAGGCCTTCAGGTCCATCTTCTCGTTCCGCAAACCCCTGGCCGGGCTGAACCCGTCCGAGGTCGCCAACCTGGACAAGGCCGTGGCAAACGCCGAGCAGTTTGCACAGGAGGTCATTGCGGCCCTTCGCAAGGTCCAGCAGCAAGCATCGGAGGCATCGGTATGAATGAGCGCGTGAACCCATTTGGCGATCTGGGCGATTTCGCCCCGGCACCGGCCAAGCCCAAAGCGGAGATCCTTGAGGTCGCCAACCAGGTGGCGGAGCAGCAGGGCTTCCCGAGCCGCCAGCCGGTGAAACCAGCTGCACCTGATGTTGCGCCGGCACCAGCGCCGGCCACGCCGTCGGCGCCAGAAGTCCCAGCCGCCCAAGCCCAACCGAAAGAGCAGCTCCCGAGCCGGCGCCGCATGACCGGCCGCAGCGAGCAGGTAAACATCAAGACCACCTTCGCGGCCAAGAAACGGCTGATGGAGATCTCGGTAGAGCGCGATATGCCGCTGGGGGAGATCCTTGAGCAAGCGCTTGAAGCATTAGAAAAGTCTTGGAAGAGTAGCTAAAGATACCGAGTGGTATCTAGTGGTACCAATTCAAATTTTATATAACTGTGTTGATACGTAGGGGAATTTATGCCTGTACTAAAAGAAGGCCAAGTACTTAGAGTGCAAATCGCTGAACACGCTACCGTCTATCCGACTGATGAAATCCGCAGACACAAGTTCGATCCGTTAAGCCCAGGCCAGATCCGTGGAGGAGCAACGTGGCACAATTTTAAAACCGGGCCATACAACCAGTTCGAAGAGTTTACAGCTACCCCAATTGATATTTTAGAGTTACCAGAAGACTTTAGCGTTACGCATGTTGCTACCGGCGGCAACTATACAGACTGGTATTACTTAGAGCGGAGACCGAAGAAAAACGGGATACCTAACGAGTATGTCGTCAATGCAAATGATCTGATTCCAATGAACTTTGAGTATCCAACGATCATGACCAAATCATTCTTGGCAAGCCTTCAAGAAACATTAGCGAACGCACAGCTGGAAGCTGCTAGGTTGAGCCGGAACTCCGAAGTGCGGCTAGGTACTGCAGACCGCCTTGCGATACACCTCAAAATAATCGGTGTAAACGTTAGCGATTTTGACATCCCAAATAGGTACCAATAGGTACCAACAGATATCTATTGGTACCTATTGCGGTTCTAAAAGCCGGGGACCTTCCCCGGCTTACTACTGCTGATAGCCTACGCAGATGCCCCTGCAGGCTTTACATACTCACCGCTCACGTTCGATACCTCTAAGGCTGCCGCAAACAGCATTAAGAACTTGTAATCCCCGTATTGCGGTCCACCTTTGAAGCCTTCTGCTCTGTGCCTGATCAATGCGAGTACTTCCTGATGATGCTGCTGATATTGCTCTCCGCTAGCATAGAAACTCCGGTAGAAGGTTAAAACGTCCATCGCTTCTTTTGCTATTTCAAATCCTGTTGCGTTCGCCATCATATTTCCTTCCACAAAGATTAAAGCCGAATGCTACACCTACAATAAGCTGTCTGCCAGGATCAATAGCCTCAGCCTGAGCAAGCCTTGCCTGACCAACATAAGTTGCTATTCTTTTATCTCATGGCTAGAATATTTCTTCCACGAATCATGAGGTAATCATGTCAAAAAAACTTGCTGCAGTTCTAGGGCTTCTAAGCGTCCTCCTTGGCCCTAGCGCGCACGGTCAATACAGCTCAGTAGAGCAAGATGAAGCAGCAAAACAAGCCGCTAAAGAGCAAGCTGTCGATACAGAACGACAAAAATATGTTGGAAGAAGGTTTTGGATCACGCCTAACCCTAAGGCCACTTCACACATTAAATTTGTCGACACACTCGGGCAATACGGCTATCAGAACACTGAATTTGTTGTAACTGAGCCAACAAGTTTTGTTGTAAGTGGCTTTACGCGTCAACGTAATGACAATTACGCACAGGTAACCTTTCAGGACGGCAAGGTCGCTTACCTTAAAGAGAACGTAAGTTTTGAGTACGACCCAAAAGAAGCTTCACTTTTCGAACATATGTACTCATTGACAGAGTATACGTTTGACTTTGTGGAATATATTTTCCCAATGTCGCCTGCAGATCTAAAGGTTGCTTTAGAAAAAAAACGCAGTAAAGCAGCGGCAGCGGCGGCTGCATTGAAAGCTCGTGGAGGTGTTAGGTTAGGCATGACCGCAGACCAGGTTCGCAAGTCGAGCTGGGGCAAACCTTCATCTATCAATCGGTCTGTAGGTTCCTATGGTGTGCACGAACAATGGGTCTATGGCGGAAACAACTACATTTATCTTGAAAATGGGCGTGTCACATCGATTCAGAACTGATGCAATTCGACCGTCGAGTAGCTACGCGCTCGAGCTAACTGGACACCTACGCGCTCCCGCTTGTTTGCGGCCAAATTCCCCTACGGGGAATCAAGCCCCGCAATGCGGGGTTGTCTCGCCTGCAAGGACGTTTTTTCTTTGAAAAAAGTCCTGAAACACCAACCCCATCTGCATCTGCTATCGGTCTGATGGACAACGGCCAGCCGTTGCCCACAGGGTTATGTGCTATCACCAAGCTCAACCCCACCTTTCTGTAGACTCAAACGCGAGAGGGGGCCGGATCGCCGTGAGGCGATTCCGGGAGAGAGCGTAGCGGCTCTCCGGGGGATGGTGGAGGGACCGAAGCGACGGAGGAGCGAAGGTAGCAAGGGGGCGCAGCCCCCTTCCGAGGGTTTTCGGGGCGCTCCAGCCCCGCATTCTTAGGGTTTGAGGCTTCCTTGTGCGCGAAGCGCAGTCTTGCTTTGATCTTTGCAACTAACCGGTGAGTTACAACTTAATAAGGCAATTGCTGCCAGTAAACTGGCTGAAAGCGTGTCCCAGTGCGGCTTTCAGCGGTTTACCGAGGGTGCACCAAATTGCACGGTACCGGGCAACGTGATGCACCGATCACGGTGACGCGTCCAGATTGCACGGTACCGTGCAAAGTTAGTGTCAAAATCGGACATTATTTTGCACCCTTCGTGCAAATTTATGATTCCTTTTTGCGCTTTCTCGTGAGATTATTACATTCTTAGTTACTAAGGGTGCAATGCATGACAAACGCTACTATCCCCGGGGATGACAACGAGCGGGGGACGAACGTCACTTTGCCGGTCAAGGGTAAACGCGGCAATCCCACACAAGGATGGTTACAGAGCGATAAGGACTCCCATACGCCCATGTGGCAGCTCGGCATCAAATATCCGACAGCCCTGGCGGTGCTTCATTTCATGATTAGCAAGCTGCAGCGAGGTGCGAACGGGCTTGTCATTTCGGCGCCGGCGTTGGCGCGCGCGATGGGCATCTCCGAGCGCACTGCGAAGTCGGCCACCGCCGTCCTGCGCGACATGAAGTTTGTGCAAATCCTGAAGTCTGGTAACACCAACGTTTACGTTGTGAACAGCCGCGTGGCTTGGCAGAGCGCTAGGGGCGCTCGCTTTGCATCCTTCAACGCCCAGATCGTCGTCGACGAGCAAGAACAGCAGCGTACCGTCGAGGAGCTCGACGCCGAGAGCGCTGAACTCAACGAGGTGCCTCTCATGGAAATCAGCGACGATGGGACCGAGGCGCTCCGTGCGCGAACGCTGGATATTCCCATGGCGGAGAAGAAAGACGCGGATAGTCAGGGGACTTTGCCACTCTGATTGCCCGGTATCGGGCAATTTACTGCACCCTGAAGGCAGCAGCGGAGTAAAAGGCAAGCTGATCCAAGCCGGCTTATCCCAACACCTGATGCGCGCCTGCGCCCACCAAGTGTTGTGCTTGAACTGGTCCGCTCTCCCGTAACCGGCTGTTCAACACGCGCGCGCTGCAGGCTCCATGTTGTCGAAAGTGCAATCCATCAACAGATTTCGTTGATAAGCCTGTGCATAAGGGTGCCTCCACGGAAAAACCACAAGAGGAATGCCGGGCGCCGAGCTGGAAGACTGCGGCGAGCACAACACGCCCGCCAGCGCGGTTAGGAAAACCCACCACAAGACCGCTAGTTACCACCGGCAGGATGATGTGCTCGCTGCCGACACACTTGCGATTCCTGTACGGGCCGAAGTCGTGACAGCAGCATAGGTGACACAATAGGAGACCGCGTTGGTCTCCTTAACCACTGGAGCCATATGCTTATCAAATTTACCCCGGCCACTCTCAACGCCCTGGCCCGGCTCGTTTGCGTTTTCGACCGCCATCCGCGCGGCGCGGCCATGCTCATCGTGTTCATGATCGTCACTGGCGGCCTGATGGCGATACCCTACCTGCCTGCGGTGATGGCTTGAGCCGTGGCGCACCGTTGAGCAGGATCACCGGCCGGCGCCGTGCCGACGGTACCGTGCACGCATGCCTACCTCGACCACCTCCAGCGCCGGCGCCGATCGGCCGAATGCCGCCCTCGCCGTCGCCGTCGACCAGGCGCTCGCCGTGCTCGAGCAGCAGGGTGCCCGCGCAGCCGCCGACTTCCTGCAGGCGCGCGGTGCCGGGTTCTCGCTTACATGTCGGGTTCTGACAGATCCGGGGCGCCGCCGCCCACAACCGGCAACTCATCTCCGTATTCCCACATGAGGTAGGAGCGCATTGCAGCCACAAGCGGGGAGACGTCCGGCCGGCTGTAGTCGTCCCGCCGGCCATGCTTCCCCATCCAGCGCCCGAAGTCGTGCACCAGGTCGATCTTCTCGCGATCGATGATCGGGCCGCCCTGGGCCCAGTTGGTCGACGGGCTGAAGGCTTCCCCGTTCTCGATGACGCACATTTCGGAGCCGGCGCCGTGCGGCGCGACGATCTCGACCTGCAGGCCCTGCGCCGTCCCGACCCAGTAATCGAGCAGCAGCCCGGCTTCGAAGTAGGCGATTTTCATGTGTGCTCCGTCGTCATGCTGGCATTCTATGGGATTGGTGCCTGGGCGCCCGCCCGGCTATACACTGGAGAGTCCATGTCCGTATATGACACGTTCCTCACCCCCGAAGAGATTGCCTTCCTCACTGGCCGTAAAAAGCGGGAGCTGCAAGTCGAAGCGCTCCGCAATATGGGCATCCCCTTCTGGGTCAATGCAATCCATGCGCCGATCGTGGCGCGCGCGACCATTGAAGGACGCAGGGAGAAGGTCGAGCCACCCGAGGCTCCGTGGGTGCCTGAGGTGCTGAGGAATGAGAAGAAGGCCAGGTAGGCGGATTACAAGGACGGCCGGCGCGCGTCGACAATCTTCATCAAGTGGCTAGCCATGACGATCATTTCGGTGGCGTCGACGGTACTGAGCTGGACCCTGCGATGGCTGTGCGGGTTTTTGTAGGAACCGAGGGCGCCGGCCATCATCTGGAGCAAGGCAACTCGCTCCCCAGGCGGCGCATCCATATCTGCCAGCGGGCCGCCTTTCTCGCCAAAGGCCTTCTGGGCCAGGGCAACACCAAAGTCGTCAGCCGAGAACCCGCCCGCCGCGCGGATCGCGACCTCGAGCTCGCGGAAGGCCTGAAACACGGCCGTGTCGTATTCACCTCTCATGAATGCCGGCCAGCAGGACTTGACGAGCTCAGCGTGCAGGATGGCGCGCGGAAGCTGTACCGAGTTGGTGTAAGCGGCCACGCCGGCCCGGTTCTTCAGCTGCATGCCGCGACGGGTCACGAAATGCCAGCCGAATGTGTCGCCCGGCTTCGGGGCAATCAGACCCTCGCGCACAAGCCAGTTCCACCCCTCCGCCATCGCATATTCCACTTGGCTGCGTTTGTGCTCCTGGAATGGCCCTAGGGTATCCGGGTGGGTAAAGGACGTCGGGTGAAGACGAGAACTGCCGTTCGGGGAACCCGACATGATCAGCTCAAGGCCGACGCCAGCGAGTTCCTCAGGTTCCAGCGCCAGAACTGAGTCTGCATCGGGGATCAAGTCGTAGAGAGTTGTCATGCGCTGGAGGTTCTGTGCTCGCCAGCTGGCGGCAGTCAATCGGGAAGCACTATAAGAGAAAGATTCTACGCGCCCGTATGCTGGGCGCCAAAACCGAAACCGAAGGTACCCGTTGGGGCCCACCAAGGTAACCGGCTGGATTTTGCGCCTACTAGTGGAAGCTGAACATTCAGCCGTGAGAACCGACTCAATCTTGAGTGGCGCCACTTCAATCTAAAAAGAGACACTTTTTTGCGCTTTCCCTAGGGAAAGTGCTTTCCTATGAATTTCATAGGCTTTTTTTCTTTGACCTTGATCCAAGAGTAGGAAATAATCGCCTTGTTGCTTGACGTTATTGCCTTCTGGAAAGCGAAGGCCGGTTTGCAGACCGACCCCCGCTCTCTAAGTTAGATAATAGGAACTGCAGTCACCAAGGTGAGCGCAGCGAAGATGAGTGCAACATCGAGTTTGATGGAGACACTCGTTTTTCCAGTAGTTACGGTAAGCAACATAGTATTACTCTCTAAAGTAGTTAAAGTTTCACCAAGAAGCCAGGGTTGCCCCCCTGGCTTTTTGCGTTTACGGGTTTGCTAAGTACCCGCGACATAATTATGCCAACGACCTGTTGATTTGCGGAAAAATTCCCTTGTAAATCAAAGATTTTTCTCGTGCATCGCGAAAATCCAACGTGTGTAAGGACGACTACGCCACGAAACATTTCATCGGTGATCACTTCTGTTATTTGTTTTGAAATAAATACAGACAAGAAGTCTACTGTCATCGAACCCGCGTTCAAAAACGACCGTTTATGGACATCACACAAGAACACACAAAAACACTGTTCATAAAATAGGTGTTTGACTTATGAACATGTTCAAATGTAGAATATACGTTATTGGACATGCTCACGCGGGAACAGAGGAAAAATGGCAATCTTCGGATACGGTCGGGTCAGCACAAAGGAACAAACGACGGAAAATCAGCGCCGCGAGATCGAGGTGGCCGGCTACCAAGTCGAATACTGGTATGCCGATGATGGCGTGTCAGGGAAGGTGTCAGCGCTGCAGCGTCCGCAGTTCGCGAAGATGCTCGGCCAGATCCGCGATGGGGAAACCCTGGTGGTGACGAAACTCGACCGCCTCGGCCGTGATGCGCAAGACGTCGGCGCGACGATCAAGATGCTAGCCGGGCGCCGTATCGAGGTCATCGTTCTCCAGCTGGGCAAGCTCGACCTGACCAGTGCCGCCGGCAAGCTGATGCTGACGATGCTCGCCGCCGTCGCCGAGATGGAGCGGGATCTGCTGGTGGAGCGCACCCAGTCCGGCCTGGCCCGAGCCAAGGCTGAGGGCAAGACACTCGGCCGCCCAACGCTGACCACGGATGCCGATCGACGCGCGATCACTGAAGCCCACGCGGCCGGCGTATCGATCAGTACCCTGGCGCGCATCCACAATCTTTCGCGGGCGACTGTCATGCGGGTCGTGAAGCCGGTCGGCGCCGATGCTACTGCAGGCTAGATATCGGAGGTAATGCCGATCAATGCCCGCTCCCAAGCTCCGGGGGCTGTATGGTCAAACTCGATGAGAACGCGACCTGTGCTGTCTCGGGACGTCACGACCTTGTGTGAGCTGACATCTACGATTTCAAAGAGCCCAGGGTAATCGTTCCGCAGTGGCACTGGGCCATCTTCAACGCAAATCACATCCAGATTCGGATCGAGTTTGCTCAGTTTCGCCATCAGCTCTTTGACTTTCATACCGTCCTTGTTCAAGGGTCCGTAGGATGGTCACGATCATAATACGACTTCTCATCGCAAGAACATCTACGGCTCGGCGCGCCGCCTTCTGTGGTCGTCAAATCCCTCGAAACCCGCATGAATGCTGGGTTTCAAAAACGCTTACCTGATAATACGACTTATCAGGTAAGCGTTTTTGGTGGTGGCGCGCCGGCTTCTCTCTTCGGCGCGCCGAGCTGGGACTGCGGCGCGCCGACTATGATGGACTGTAATTTCCTATGACTACTGAGGGTGATGTTGGCTCGGTTCAGGATCTTCACGCGACATCACGCAACATCACCCGACGTCCCGCTTGCTCATTTTTGATCACATGTGTGATAAAATTCTTCCCAAGACGGTTCGAGAGCGAGTGAAAGACGAACGTGCTGCCCAAAGAAATTTGGGTCCTGCGGATAGCAGGGGTAACAGAACCTCGCAAGGCAAACCTAGTTTGCCGAGACAAGGCCCTGCGGGGCCTTTTTCTTTTTCTTCGCCGGTTTCGGCTTCTTCTCCCGCGGCGGGAACGCTTCAGCGATCTGGCCGGCCAGGGACACAAACCGCCAGTTCTGTGCGTTGGTCTTTGCGACCAACGGCTTCAGGTAGGCGCTCTTGACGAACATCCGGACTGCCGGCGCCTTCGCGCGCTTGTCCTTCTCCAGGTTGAAGAAGATCGAATAGCTTTGCTGCCCCGTGATCGACTCCAGGGTGATATGCGCGGCGTAGGTGTAGCTCTCGTCCGCATTGTAGATCGTCCCCTTCAGCATGGCCTGCATCAGCTGCGGAAGCTGCAGGGAACACTCGTAGCGCAACGGATCGAATGCGCGCGTCTCGCCCTTGTACGTGTAGCGGTGGTCAGGCCGGTGCACGGCGTCATCGAAGCCCTCGGTGAAGCAGTGGCACCCAAAGGTCACATGCATGTCGATGACAAGGCTTCCATCCGTATTGAGAGGAACCTTCATCTGCAGCGGCTGCAGGTGACCAAAGGTGTAAGTAATGCCCTCGAACGGCTTATTGTGGAAATTACTCATCCTTTACCTTCTTGGGCTTTACCGGGTTGGCGACCAGGCCGCCGACCTTCGTCAAGGCCTTGGCCTTTTTCTTCGTTTCCTGTTTCTCCTGTTTGAGCTTGGTAAATTCAGGCTCGAACTTCTTCAATTTCTTCACCAGGCCGTCCAGGTTGTACTCGTTGTTTTGCTGCCCACCTTTGTAGTGGTACCGCGGGTTACGCTTGATAAAGCCGTCGGCCTCCAGCTGAGCCATATGACGCTGGATCTGACGTTCAGTGATGCCCATGCGCGAAGCAAGCTCAGCCTTGCTCGGGAAAGGCATCTTGTCGTGGTCCCACCAAAAGTCCGCCAGGTGCAGCAGGAGTACCAGTTGGGTCGGGCTGAGATTCAAGCGCGCTTGAGCCCAGAAGATCATCGAAGGGATCATCGAGTACCCGAGCTTCATCACGGCCGGGCCCCATTTCTTGTCGGCCTCGAAGACGTCTTTGGGGTGGAGTTGGACCACGTTGTCGGTGGTAGAATTTGCGTTCATTGGTGTACCTTTATTAGTTGCGTTGGTGGGCTCGCGTATGAGGGAACGATACGGACATTGCCGGGCGAAAGCAAGAATTTGGGGGCGACATTTCTTACCAGGCCCCCAAGACATCTATGTCCAGAACGGGAGGTCGCCAATGTCCTCCGAAGCATAACGGATAGATGCATGACGCAACGAAGCGATACGAACAAGGACAAGACAGTCCTGGTAGGGAATGTCTAGGGGGCTGCTCATTTTTTACTCAGGCTGACGACCACCTTGTGGCACAGTTGCCGCCATGTCCCCTATCCTGCCTTCACTAATTTTGCCGGCCGGGTGTTCAGCCGCTGAACTGCGGCCGGTTTACGCTACCTTCCTGTCTCCATACGGAGAAACCCCATGGACGTGATCCTGGATCGAGAGGAGCTTTACCGTGACGTCTGGTCGAAAGCTACCGGCATGGTGGCGCGCAAATATGACCTGAGCGAGGGCGAGATACGGAAAGCGTGCTTCGCACTGGATGTGCCAAGGCCTGCCCGAGGGTACTGGGCGAAACTCAAAACAGGCGATGCGCCTCCAGTTCCCCCACTTCCACCAAGTGGCGCGTCGACGTACGTTTGTAAAGCACCCACACGTCGCCCCACGCCTGGCAGGGAGCCCGTCCCGAAGCCGGCCAAGGAGAAGGAGTCGCTTGTCGATTGGGTCCTGAAGAACCGTACAGATCTGCAGGCGAAGGGGCCGGTTCGCACGCCCCCACCGCCGCACAATTCGATGCACCTCCTACCTGAGGACACGATCGGCCTTCCCAGGTACATACCGATCGCGGCCTGGGCTGAGCTGCTACTTGGAGAGCATGCCCCGCACTTCAACACGCTCCGCCGCTGGGTGCACGATGGGATGATCCAGCCGCGGCCAGTAAAGATCGGCAAGCGGTGGTGTGTTCGGAAGGATGCCGCATACATCCCTGATTAGGATGCGCCTGGGTCGATCGTGCACAGCCACGACTGCGCATAGTTCACCACCCTCCCGTCGACCTGCACCCGCTCAAAGCCGGCCATCGTAAAGCGGCTGTCGCTCATCCACACCAGGTGTGGCTCGTACAGCACCTCCTGGCGCCGTAGCGGCCCCTCGCCGGCCGTGTGCCGCGCCACCTTGATCGACCGGCCTACACCATCGTCACGCACGTCCATCACCTCCAGCTGGCCAGGCGGCGGCGTGTACTCGCGCAGCTTCCACTTCGGCAGGTCCACGCCTTCCTTCCTCATCTTGATAATTCTGCATCTCATGCGGATACTGTATGCGCATACAGTATTTTTTGCCAAGAGTGCCCAGCAGATTCCACTACTCTAGTGCGCTCTCGGCTCAAGCTATCCGATGGTATCCACTAGTACCCAGCGGTATTCTCTGCCCTCGCGCGCGCGGAACGTTCAGCCTTGGCGCCCGTCTTTGGGTCAACTCGGCTTCACCCGCAGTTTCATCCCCTCGCACGATCTGGCGAACTCAGCCGCCCTTTTCTCAAGCTCCATCGTCGATGTACTCGCTGCAGGCACGGGTCTTCCCGGCCCATGCAATCGCAGCCACGCTTTGCACTCAGCCAGGTTATACCGGTGGGACCGCGCGCCGACTGGGGTGAATGGAAGCCCGGCGCGCTCCAGCCTACGAATGGTCGATTCGCTGACGCCGAGCTCTGCGCAGATCTGCTGCCTGTTCAGCTCATCCATCGTTCGCCCGTGATTGGAAGGAGAGATGAGCCTACCACCGAGTGCGGCTCCGATCGCGTCCTGAATCTGAGGTTTTCTGAGGAGGCGCCTCGCGCGTACGCGCGTTACCTGTCGCATCCTTCGTTCGCATACTCCCCATATCCAATCCGAACAGGTGCCAAAATCGTTCAGAAATCGCTGCTCTAAACACGCGCCACCTATAACTAAGTATTTGATTCTGAAGTGTTTTGTTTATAAACCGCTGTTCGGAAAAAAGCTATGGTCGAGATGCCGTAACGAACCGTAATTTACGGATTGTGGGCTCCCAGCGAGCCTTGGAGAGTGCGCCCGGTTGACGGTACTGCCTCGCGCGCGCACGCGATGTCGGAAGAAATAGGGACGCTCAGCCGCCGCAGCGCAGGGCTTCGCCCACGACCGATGCGCCCTCGGCCCAGTCCGACGAGGTCGACACGACGTAGAAGGCATTGGCGCCGGCGGCCGCGGCTTCGTTTAAGGCAGACTTCATAGCGTTGCCGGGCTTGTCCGGGCCGAGCCGCTGATTGAAGGTCACCAGTTTGATGGTCTGGCACTTTTCCTTCTGGGCGGCGGTCACGATCTGGACCTTCTGGGCCGCATCGGTGAGGGGAGTTGCGCACCCTGCCAACAGGGCCAGGGCGGCGCAGATGAGGACGGGTTTCAGCATCGGTCGACTCCGGGCAATTTAGAAAGTTGCCACAGTAACACAACAGGTCAACCGACTATTCGACCACCTTGATAGCTATGCGCTGCCCTTCTCAGCGGCATCTTTCGCCTTCATGATCGCGACCAGCACCTCGGTCGGCAGGTTGGCCACATCAAGCGTCGATGCGGTCTGAACCGGGGGCAGGTCGGCAGCGCCGCCGATCGCTACCTTGTCGCCATAGTCGCGCGGCGCGATCTTCGATGCCCGCCACCGGTAGTGCTGTGCAAGTTCACGCGCCTTGGACAGCTCGAATTGATCGCCGGCCGTCTCAATTGTCAGCGTTGCCCTCTCGTCCCACATCTGCGCGGTTTGTACCCTCGCCTCGCGCGCACGCGCGGAACGTTCAGGATCGGCGCCAATCCATGCTACGAGCGAGCCTTGCGACACCCCTATCTCCTCGGCGATCGCATGCATGGCTTTCGGATGCAAGATGGCCGCACACACAGCATCAATTCCGAAGGCGTCGAGTTTTTCGGCGGCGGTAGGTCCGGCCTTCTGTTCGGTTTTTCGTCCCATGGCTATTTCTCCGCTCCTGGATGATCCTGGTCTTCGTCTGCTCGCTCCGCCTGCAGCGCCTGCGTCACCCATCGCTGCGAAGCCGTCCCGTTGCCAGGCATTTTCATGACATGCGCGAAGCGTCGCCATCCGGGTGACTGGACGAAGCGTCGGATCGCATCCTGCTGCTCGGGGCGGACGCCATGCGCGGTCCTGCGGGCCAGCTCAGTGAACTCGGGCGACGTCAGAAGCTTGTCGACTGCCTTGATGGCCTCGGGCTTGGCGCCCTTGGCGAGTGCGGAGGCAAAGGCAGCGCCTACTCCCGGACCTGCGACGGCACCAACGGCAGAACCAACGGTTGCGCCGAGTGCGGACTGTTTGGCGATGCCATAGACCCGTCCGGCGAAGTGGTCGATCGGCTTCAGCTCGTCCTTGATCGCATTCAGGCGCCCTGTGGTGATGCGCTCGCGCGTGGCGGCGCTGATACCCTTGGAGACGCGGTACAGGTCGCTGAGCTGCTTGCGCGCCTCGGACGGTAGATGGTGCATGACGGCCGCGTGCGACTGCCTGTTCTTGAGCAGGCCCTCGTACCAGTTCGCGAACTTGGCGAAGCTGACGTTGCCGTTGGCGGCGGTCTTGCCGAAGGCGGTGTTTAGGCCGGAGGCGACGACCTCCTGGCGCATGCTCTCCGGTACCGCCTTCAGCAACTTGATAAGCTGGGTTGGATCTCCTGCCGGAAGCGCCTTCATGGCGGTCGACATCTTGCCAACGAACGACTCGTCCAGCTTCTCCCCGAACAGTGCGGCCAGGTCCTTTTGGATGCCCTTGTAGGTGGCGACTGTTTTCTGAGCGAGATCCCATTTTCCGGCCATGCCGTGCTGCTCGAGCACCGCGCGCTGGTCCTTCTTCAGCGCGTCCTCGAGCATTGAGATGAGGCGAGTGTCCGAGTCCTTAAAGGGGCCGGCGCGCTGGACACGTGCCGCGGTGAGATCCCGCCTGACGTCGTCCATCAGCGTGTAGGTCGGATGTTTCAGAATTGCCTTCGGCGCCTCTCCTGCACGCAGAGGCTCGCCCGAGGCAGACAGGATCTGCGGACCCTCCGCTTTTGGCATTAGCCGGCGGGGCGAGAGCTTCGCCAGGACCATCTTCTCCATGGGGGACAGGTTCTTCATGCCGTCGAGCTCATCGGCGCGCGCCCGGATCATCGCCAGCACGTTCTCGGCAGGTGCCTCGGACTTAGCCGGCACAGCGGCTCGAATTTCGTCATACATCCTGTTCGCATGACCTGTGAGCTGGTCGTGCACGCCGTTCAATTCGTGTTTGACGCTGTCGGCCAGGGTGCTGAAGTCGTGAGTCCCGCCCAACTCCTCGACCAGGTCATTGGCACGCTGCGCGACCCGCTGCAGGCCCTCCAGTTCGACGGCCCGTCCTTCCGAACCAGGGATCGACTTCGCAGCCTGCGACAGCTCGCGGAAAGCCTGGCTCGTGGTGACGTGATCCGCCTGCAGGTCTCCATCGACGCCAAGACGTTCCGCCGCTCCGACCACCTTGGAATCGGGCGATGCCTGCTCAGCCAACACCTGTTTTGCCCGGCCACTGCCGAAGCCGCCCTCGGCTGCCTTACGGGCGGTCTGGGTAAGGTCTTCTGCTGCCATGGGCGCTGCGCCAGGTGCGTCGGCTCCAGGAATGCCAGACGCTGCGCGCGGCGCCGGACCTTGCGAACCCATTGACGCTGTGCCGGCATCAGTCGCCTCGGTCGCTGCGGCTGCCAGTGGGTCCGCAGCTGCTGTGGGTTTCGGCACGCCCCGTACGCGCTGCAGGATTTGCTTGGCCGGCGCTGCTGCGGCGCGCACTGCATTGACCACAGCTGGCACGGCGGCGCCGGCGACGCCCGCTGCTGCCACCTCCCCCGGATTGAACTCCCCGCCGGTGGCTGCCTGGGTCGCCTCGATAGCTGCCTGTGTGCCAGCAGCCCCGAGAGCGGCGCCGCCGAGGGTCGTGGCGCGGCCGGCTGGAGTGAATGCGGCGATAGCACCGAGAGCGCGCGGCAGGTCGCTGACTTGGAAGCCGGGCTTGATCGCGTACTCCTTGCCGTCGATCGACGACTGCAGCAGGTAGTTGCCCTTGTCGTCCTGGCGAGCCTGCACGCCTGGGAAATTCGACTGGATGATCTTGACCGTCTCTGCAGGGTTAGCCAGCAGCGTGCCCAGACCCGTCTTGGCGCTGGCCATGCTGAAAGAGTTCAGCTCAGGCATGCCGGCCCAGTCTGGCGCCGCGTCGGTTTCGGCAGTATGCCGCTTGTCACCAGTGAAGGCTTCCTTGATGTGCCCAGGGAGCGATGCCAGAGTGTCGAACAGGTTATGCCCCTGCTCGGTCTCCGCGGCGGCGTTGGCCGGCAGTGACTTAATGTAGCCGGCAAGGCGTTGTGCGGCCTTCGTGTCGCCGGCAGCGTCAGCATTGCGCAGCGCCTGGTAGAGCTGTTCGCGGTCAGGCATCACTAGTTCCCATACTTGTTGAGGAGGTAATCGATATCGGCGGGATGTGCTGACGCGGACTTTGCCGGCTTCGTCGCCGCCGTGCTTGTACGTTCGCCCGCTCCCTTGCCCGTGAGGAGCGCGCGCGCGGCCGGCGACAGCATCGTGTCGTCGAAGTCTTTCAGGCCGGTACTGCGTTCGTAGCTGCGCTTTTTCTCCTTCAGGCGGCCGCCGAACAGCTCCTGCGCAGTGCCGACGGCGCCCAGTACCTGTTCGGGCGAGTAGGTGCCGTCCCCGGCCAGCGCTGCAGCAGTGTGGTTCCGGTCTTCGCCGGTGCCACCGACCCCGGACACGGCCTTAACCACCTCGGGCGCGACCATCTGCACGGCCACCTTCAGGTTCGATGGCGCAGCCCCGCCGGTGGCTTCCGAGATCCTGTTCGCGATCTTGTTAAACAGCCGGGTATCTCCGTTCTTCTGGGCGAGGGCCAGCTCCTTCAGCGTCGCGAGGTGGTTCATGGCAGTATTGGCCGACTCGATCGCCGAGCCATCCTTGCCGCCGGCTGCGAACGAGCGCAGCGCGGCGGCCCGCGGCGCGTACTGAGCTGCGTCGTACTGCGGGTTGAGCTGCATGACCATGTCCATGGTCGCCTGGCCCCATGGCTTGTTCATGTTGAACTGGCCGAGCGGCGGCGCGCGGTAGAACGCGATCTGCTTGGCCAGCGTCTCGTTCGGCTTCGCCGGTGCATCGGCAGCCTTCTGCTCCTCGACCCACTCGGAGTGGCGGATGTCCTGGCCTCGGCGCAGCGTATTGGCCGACAGCGTCGCATCGGCGCTCGGCGTGGTAAACGCCTTCTGGTCTTTCGGGGTCATGCCAGCGTCGCGGAGCTGGCCCAGATACGTGGGAAGTTCTTTCGGATCGGCCGGCATGCCGTCGATATACTCCTGCGCGCCGCCCTTCGGGATGAAGCCGCGCGCCTCCATCGTCTTGAACATGGTGATTGCCTGCACTGTCTTCACACCGGGCTTTGCGATCGAGCCTGCTGCCTGCGCGAAGACGCCGTAATTCTTCACGGCCTGCTCGATCTTTTCGCCTGATACCTTCGAGTCGGACTCGGTCTGATCGCGCACGTTCTTGTCGAGCGCAACGGTGTTGTCGATAACCGCTTTACCCTGTGGGTGCACGACCAGCATTGAATTGATAAGGACCCTGGCGAAATCAGGATTTTCCTTGACTGCCTGTGCCTTGGCACGCAGTGCCTTAGACTCAGGGGTAGTACCACCGGCCGAGTTTTCGATCGCGTCGGCGCGCGCATTTAGGCCGTCGACAACAATCTGAGGTTGCTTGTTCTGGATGGCCGCACCCCACTGTGACAGATCTGAAAGCTGCTGTTTCTGCGCCTCGGCGCTCTTCGTGTCCCAGG